GATTTTTACGAGAATATATTTTTTCCAGAATGCGAGAAACGAGGTATCAAACAAATACTTCACTTAGGTGATTATTATGACCATCGTAAGTATATCAACTTCAAAGTCTTAAATCATAATCGTAACCATTTCTTAAATAAGGTAAGAGAAAAAGGTATGCGTATGGATATTATTCCAGGCAACCACGATACTTACTTTAAAAATACAAACGAACTCAATTCATTAAAAGAATGTTTAGGCCATTACATGAACGAGGTCCATATCGTTATGGAACCTACTGTCATGGAATATGGTTCGCTAAAGATGGCTTTACTTCCGTGGATTAATCAAGAAAATTATGAGAAGTCAATGAACTTTGTCAATAATTGTAAAGCTGATTGGTTAGGTGGTCATTTAGAATTAAGTGGCTTCGAACTTATGAGAGGTATAACACATCAGCATGGTATGGATGCAGCATCATTTGCAAGGTTTGAGAAGGTTTTAACTGGTCACTTCCATTGTTCATCTCAAAGGGACAATATATGGTACTTAGGTGCACAGATGGAGTTCTTTTGGTCAGATGCACATGATCCTAAATACTTTCACATACTAGATACAGAAACTAGAGAAATAGAAAAGATAAGAAATACTTATACTTTATTTGAAAAAATAGTGTACAATGATGAGAAAACAGTGTATAATGAATATGATACGACAAAATTAGATAGAAAATTTGTAAAGATTGTAGTCGTAAATAAATCAGATACATTTGAATTTGATAGGTTTATTGATAGAGTTCAAATGCAAAATGTCTATGATTTAAAAATAGCAGAGAACTTTAGCGAATTTGTAGGTGCAAATATTGCAGATGAAACCCTTGAAGTTGATGACACACCGAAACTTATGGACGATTATATAGAAGCAGTTGATACAGATCTCGATAAGTTTACTATTAAGAAGCAAATGAGAGAGCTTATGAACCAAGCACAAGCAATGGAAACTGTATGATGACATATTCTTGGAAACAAATATTTGGTCTAAAAAAAGAAGATAAGCAAGAGATCGATGATAATGATGATCCTAAAGTGAATATACATACATTATATAAACACAGGTGGGTATGGTACCATCTCATTCTTTGCATACAAATGATAATAACTAATATATTATTAGTAGGAATACTAATAGTCATGGCAATTAAATTATGATAAAATTTTTGAAGATACGTTGGAAAAACTTTCTTTCGTATGGCAATACATTCACTGAAATAGATCTTACTAAAAATAAATCGACACTCATTATTGGTCAAAATGGTGCAGGTAAATCGACTATGTTAGATGCATTATCCTATGCACTATTTGCTAAGCCTCATCGTAACATAATTAAGAATCAATTACCTAATTCTATAAATCAAAAGAATTGTGTAGTTGAAGCAGAGTTCTCGGTAGGTAGGTCACTATATAAGATCGTACGATCTATAAAGCCTACTAAATTCGAGATTTGGAAAGATGGAGAGATGCTCAATCAATCTTATCATTCCAAAGACTACCAAAAGATCCTCGAACAAAATATCCTTAAACTCAATCATAAGAGTTTTCATCAGGTAATTGTATTAGGTTCCTCCTCATTTATTCCCTTTATGCAGTTACCTGCACGACATCGAAGGAATGTTATCGAGGATCTTTTGGACATTAATGTTTTTTCTAAGATGAACTTAATACTAAGAGAAAAGACATCGATCCTTAAAGATGAGATAAAAGAATTATCATATAACTTAGAGATAGCCAATAATAGAGTGGCTACGCAAAAGAAATATATCCAAGACGTTAAGCAACTTACTGATCAGAATATTGAATCAAAGAATAAAGAGATAGATGAAGCTCGATCAGCTATTGATGATCTCGTTCTTAAGAATAGTGATATGACAAAAGAGTTAGAAGAACTAGCTCCACAAAATAAATTAGATCTTAAAGAAGGCAGTGATAAGAAGACAGATATACTTCACAAGCAAGCAAGATTAAGAACCAATATCGAGACTCTTGTTAAGAATGCAAAGTTTTATGAAGATAATAGTAATTGTCCAACATGTGAGCAAACTATCACAGAAGAATTTAGGGCTAATAAGATAAAACTAACTAAAGAAGAAGCAAAGGTGTTATCTGATAATATGACTGCATTACAAAATGCAGCTGCAGAAGTAGAAGACAAGTTAACTGCTGCAAATAAAATAGCGAGTAAACTTACAACCATACAAAATGACATTACAAACAATAACAAAGAGATAGAAAGACTAACAAGACTGGTAAAGAAGACATTAGACGAAATATCTTCTGATTCTGTTAAAGACCTAAACGAAGCTAAGGCAGAACTCGAAAATATTATAGAGACTGTCACAGAAGCAAACGATCAAAAGACAAAAGCTAACGAGCAATACTCTTACAACTTGGCTATGTCAGAGATGTTAAAGGATACTGGTATCAAGACGAAGATCATAAAGCAATACCTTCCAGTTATGAATACACTTGTCAACCAATATTTACAAGTGTTAGATTTTTATGTACACTTTGACTTAGATGAAGAATTCAATGAAACGATACGATCAAGACACAGAGATGTATTTACATATGACTCTTTCTCTGAAGGTGAGAAGCAGCGTATCGACCTATCACTACTATTTACTTGGCGTCAGATAGCTAAGATGAAAAATTCTGTATCAACTAACTTATTAATATTAGATGAAACTTTCGACTCATCTCTCGATCACGATGGTGTAGAAAACTTATTAAAGATATTAAACACGTTAGGCGATGGTACGAATATCTTTGTTATATCACACAAAGGTGAAATCTTAAATGGTAAGTTCGATGATACCATTGAATTTAAGAAAGAAAGAAATTTCTCTAAAATTGCTGCTTAAGGGTTTACAATTACTAAAATATGTGGTATAATTATTATACAATTTAAAATGAGGTTTTTATTATGGAATTAACTGAAAATACTTTATCAGTGTTAAAAAATTTTTCTGGTATTAATCAGAATATCTTGATGAAACAAGGAAACGTTATCAAGACAATCAGCGAAGCTCGTAATGTTTTAGCAATAGCTAATGTAGTAGAAGAATTTCCTAAAGATGTAGGCATATACGATCTTAACGAGTTTATTGGTGTGTTAGGTTTAGTTGATACACCTAATTTAAAATTTGATGATGACTTTATGACAATCAGTGATTCGACTGGAAGATCTAAAATAAAATACTTTTATTCTTCTGAAGATACACTTACAACACCATCAAAAGACATCACGATGCCAGATTTCGATGTAAGATTTAAATTAGATGTTGAAGTCTTAAATAAATTAAAGCGTGCTGCTTCTACTCTTGGTCACAACGAAGTGTCAATAGTTGGAAAAGATGGCAGCCTTAACTTATCTGTTGTAGATAGCAATAACCCGACATCAAATGCTTTCTCTATAGATATAGATGGTGAGTTTAAAGAAGATGCAGTATTCAACTTTATTCTCAACATAAATAACTTGAAAATAGTCAGTGGAGATTATGACGTGCAAATCTCTTCTAAACTAATATCGCAGTTTACACACAGTGATGAAAAGCTACGATATTGGATAGCAATGGAAAAATCCTCAACTTATGGAGTATAATTAAATGGCGGATGAAAAGAAAACTGAAACACCAGCTGTTTCACCAAACTTAAAGCAACTACAAGAGTTATCTAATAAAGCTTCTCGAAGTACAGTTGCAGTAATTGACGCAATGACACAAAGAGGAGCTTTCAAAGGCGAAGAGCTTTCTACTATTGGTGGTCTTCGTGATCAATGCATACAAATCATTCAACTTGTAGAAAATATAGAGCAAGAGACAGCATTACAATCTTAAGCATTTACTTTCTCATCGAAGTGTGGTACAATTATATAATGGAGGAAGTGAATGACAGAATTTTTATGGGTCGAAAAGTATCGACCAAAAACTATTGCTGAAACTATATTACCCGAAAAGCTTAAGTCTGTATTTGAACAGATAGTTGCATCTGGTGAATTACCAAATATGCTATTTACTGGTACAGCTGGTACTGGTAAGACTACAGTTGCAAAAGCTTTATGTAACCAATTAAATTTAGATTATATCTTAATTAATGGTTCAGAAGAAGGTAATATAGACACATTACGTGGAAAGATAAAACAGTTCGCTAGTTCTGTATCTTTACAAGGTGGCTATAAAGTCATAATACTTGACGAAGCAGATTATCTCAACCCGCAATCAACACAACCTGCTTTACGTGGATTCATCGAAGAATTCTCTAAAAACTGCAGGTTCATATTAACGTGTAACTTTAAGAATAGAATTATTCAGCCGTTGCATTCTCGTTGTGGTGTGTATGAGTTCAATACATCTAAGAAAGATTTAGCAGCTCTTTGCATGCAGTTCTTAGATCGCGTATGTATGATATTAGATGAATCGCAAATCAAATATCAAAAGGGTGATCTAGCTAATTTAATTATGAAACATGCTCCTGATTGGAGACGTGTTCTAAACGAGCTACAACGAATGAGTGTAGCAGGATCGATCATAGTATCTACAGATAAGACTGATTCTTATGACGTTTTGTTTCAACATCTTAAACAAAAAGATTTTAAGAAGATGAGACAATGGGTTGTCAATAATATAGATACTGATGCATCTGCGATATTTCGTGGATTATATGATAAGATGATCGATCATTTAAAACCGCAAGGCGTTCCTCAAATGGTGCTAATCCTTGCAGATTATCAATACAAACATGCTTTCGTTGCAGATCATGAGTTAAATGTTGTAGCGTGTTTGACAGAAATCATGGCAAATGTGGAGTTTATATAATGAAATGTAAATACAAATATAAGTTTCCTGTCGACGAGTTCGGCCGACCAGGAGCAATGTATAGTTTAGCAGATTTACCAGTTGTTGGTTATAAGATACTCGAAAGATTTGGTACGCTTAAAAAACGTGATACAAAACAAGAACTTTATGAGTTGAAGGATGACGAAAATAATTGGACTTTAGTGGTACCGTTTTCAGATGTGGAACTTGTATAAGATTTGGTTATATTCTTTAGGGTCGTATTCAGATGATAAGACAAAACCTTTTGACAACTATATTATTATAGTACGAACATCATGGGTTTTGTTGCATATCTGTACGTGTCTTATGATTATAGCTGGTAATGGAAAACTTTTAGGATGGTGGTAGATGTTTAACACTGGAGCAAATTTATTTACATCAGGTGACTTTATAAGTCATGCTGGTTTACCTTTAAAATGGAAAATAGAATGCGATGCAATCAGACCAGAAGAATGGGATTGTCTTGCTCAAATGATAATGGATTATGAAAAGATGCCATTTAGAGAAGTTAAAGGAATCCCTCGAGGTGGCATGTCTTTAGCTTCTGCTTTAGATAAATACAAAAGTCCGGATGCTGATGATTTTGTAATGGTAGTTGATGATGTATGGACTACTGGTATGAGTATGCGGGAATTTGTAAAAGATAATTATCCAGGATACCTAAGTGCTCAAGTTAAAAAATGGGTAATATTTGCAAGAAGACCGCCAGACGATGGAACACGAGCTTTATTCACAATGCCAGGATAAAAAATGTTATTAGAAAACGATTTAAAACTAGACTTTGGTAATGTTCTCCTAAGACCAAAGAGATCTACTGCTGAAAGCAGAAAAGATGTAAACTTATGGAGAAAAATGAAGTTTAGAAACTCTGAATCAGAGTTCTATGGTGTCCCAATAATGGCTGCAAATATGGATGGTGTTGGTACATTAGAAATGGCTAAAGTATTATACTCAAACGGTATGTTTACATGTCTTAATAAACCCATCTCAGAAGAAGATCTTATCAACCATTTTAACGAAGATAGTAAATTACCTGGTAATTATACTGCTATGACTATCGGCGCAACTAAAAGAGAGGAAGATAAGTTTGCTAATGTTTATGAAAAAACTGATGAAAGAGTAAAATTTCTCTGTATTGATGTAGCAAATGGATATACAGAATATTTTAGTCATTTTATATATGGAATGAGAAGCACTTATCCAAATCTAACAATCATAGCAGGAAATGTTGTAACTGCAGACATGACACAGGAGTTGATATTAAATGGAGCAGATGTCGTTAAAGTTGGGATTGGACCTGGCTCAGTATGTACTACTCGTATACAAACAGGAGTTGGTTACCCTCAGCTTAGCGCTATCATCGAGTGTGCAGACGCTGCTCATGGTTTGGGTGCACACATCATCGGTGACGGAGGTTGCACTAGTCCTGGTGATATTGCTAAAGGATTTGGCGGTGGGGCTGACTTCATGATGTTAGGTGGTATGTTGGCTGGCCATGATCAAGGAGGTGGTGAGATTGTAACTACACAGCATGTTACCAGTGAGATAGATGGCGGCAAATATAACACAAGATTATTTGGTTCTAATGATCAAGTCACCAGAGTTGTAGAAGAAAGAAAGTGTGTTAAGTTTTATGGAATGAGTTCAGAAACTGCAAATGATAAACACTTTGGTGGTTTACGAGACTATAGAGCAGCTGAAGGTAAAGAAGTGAAGATGCCATATAAAGGTGATGTTAGCAATACTATACAAGATATATTGGGTAGTTTACGGTCTACGTGTACTTATATTGGAGCTAAAAGATTAAAAGATATCCCTAAGTGTGCAACGTTTATAAGATGCAGTGATACACATAACAGGGTTTACGAATAATAAAAAATGTGGTATAATAAGATATGAAGTTAACATTAATCGGATTTGGATTTGTAGGAAAGGCTGTATATCATACGCTGAGTAAACATCACGATGTAAAGATAGTGGATCCAAGTTATAACGACAATAAGATAGAAGATGATTCAGATGGATATATAGTCTGTGTCCCTACACCCAGCTCGCGCGATACATCATGCGATATGTCAATAGTAAAAGACGTTGTAACCTATTGTCCAGAAAATAAACCAGTATTAATTAAAAGTACCATAAGCTTAGAAGGATGGAGAAACTTACAAAAATTTGGTAAATCATTAAGCTTTAGCCCTGAGTTTTTAGTTGCTAATAACGCGATAAATGATTTTGCAAATCAAGAATTTATGTTATATGGTGGAGCTGATTATAAGTTTTGGAAAGATATATTTCCCTTTCCTTTAGTATCAGCCACAGTTGAAGAACTTATTATGACTAAGTACGTTAGAAATTGTTTTCTTGCAACTAAAGTTGCCTTCTTTAATGATATACATAAACTATGTGAAACAGTTAATATTAACTATAACAATGTAGCAAATCTTACGTCTATGGATCGAAGGATAGGATCCAGTCATATGCAAGTGCCAGGACCTGATGGAGAACTCGGGTTTGGTGGTGCATGTTTTCCAAAAGATACTAAAGCTTTAGTTGCCACAGGTAAACACTATAATGTAGAAATGGCAATACTAAAAGATGTAATAAAAGCCAACAAAACGGTAAGAAAAGAATGAGTCCTTTTGACTATTTAAACGCTATCAACTATACTAAAAAAGATATTATGGTTGATGATATAGCAGAGAAACAATATAATCCCTTTATGGTTAACAGAGGCTTATCATACTTTCAAGACACAGTTTTGATGGCAAACGAAATGAATCAGTATGCACACATGGATAATCGTTTACAATTCGATTTTCTTATAAATATAGTTAGAAAACGAAAGCGATTTAGTAAATGGAATAAACCAGAAGTCGCGACTGATTTGGACGTAATAAAAGAGTATTATGGGTATAGTAATGAAAAAGCACGCATGGTTCATAATCTTCTCACGGACAATCAGATAACTGAATTGAGAAGGAAGGTTTTTAAAGGTGGAAGAAAATAATATAATAGAATGGTCACCTGCCTCAATGTTAGAGGTTACACTAAACGAGCCAGATGATTTTTTAAAAGTACGTGAAACGCTGACAAGGATCGGTGTTGCATCACGAAAAGAAAATAAGTTATTTCAAAGTTGTCATATACTCCATAAACAAGGACGATATTTTATCGTGCATTTTAAGGAGCTCTTTTTATTGGATGGGAAGAAATCCAACTTAGAAGAGAATGATGTTGCAAGACGTAATACTATAGCAACATTGATGAGTGATTGGGGACTTATATCAATAGAACAACCTGATAAGGCAGAACTAAAAGCTCCGTTGCGTCAGATCAAGATTATACCATTTCGTGAAAAGAGTGAATGGGAACTTTGTCCGAAATATAATATTGGAAATAATTGATTGAAACAACAAAACTTTAATGATGTCGTAAGCCTACAAGACGTATACGATATTACTAAAAAAGAATGTGATAATGGAAAGGGTCATACATGGGCCCGAAACTTAGATCTTATGAAATTTGCTGGCAAATCAGAAAGTATCATGGAGTTAGGTGTTAATCAAGGCACGTCATTAGTTCTTATGATGTTGCAAAATCCCAAAAAGATTATCGGTGTTGATATTGATTTAAATAATTGGAATGTCGGAGCAGGATTTAAACCACTTGCTCCGCTTGCAGAAAAATATGCTGATGAAAATAATATTGATTTAGAAATAATAAAAATGGATTCTACTGATCCTAAATCAACACGAGATGTAGATATGCTTCATATTGATTCTTTACATGATCCAAATCATTTGGAAAAAGAACTCGCATTGCATAGTCAACATATAAAAAAATATATTGCATTCCATGATATAAAGCAAAGCGATTGGGCTTTATGGAAAGTGATTAAAAAGTTTTTAAAGAATATGACCGAGTGGGAGCTAAAAGTTAAATATAACGAAGGAAAATGCGGCCACGCGGTGATTGGAAGAATTAACTAGTATATATAGTAATGGATGCCGTTAACGGGTCCGAATAACTTTAACCTTGCTAAATTAGGAGGCAACAATGACTGGTACTTTTATGTTCCCAAGAAACGCTTTTTTAGGTTTCGACCATCTTTTCGACGAACTCGAAAAAATCACAAATCACGCAAACGATACTTATCCACCTCATAACGTTATCAAATCTGACGATATGAAGTATGATATTGAACTAGCAGTAGCTGGTTTCTCTAAGGACGATATTACTATCGAACTTAAAGAGCACGTGTTGTATATTAAAGGTGATAGAGAGAAAAGAAGAAATGATGAAGCATATGTCCACAAAGGCATATCAGGTCGAAAGTTCTCAAAATCGTTCAGACTATCAGAGTACGCAGAAGTCAGTGGTGCTGATCTAACGGATGGAATTCTTACTGTCAGTATAGAAGTAGTTCTACCAGAAGAGAAGCGACCCCAGAAAATTTCAATAAATACTGGAGGTAAAACCAATGGCAAAAGTGCTGAATTTCTTCGAGAAACTGTTTAAGGCCTGCGCAATCAAGTCACCACAAGATCAATATCTTTCACAAGCTACGGATCTTGCTGATCTTGAAAGGCGTATGAAAGAACTTAGACATGCTAGCCCACAGTACAAGTATAGGTATTGGATATGATGTGTAAATTCATAGCTAATCTAATTACTTGGGGTTGGGAAGACAACGGAGATATATAAATAATATGGGCGGGGAAACTCGCCCTTATTAACATGAACAAAGGATAAGCTATGGCATTTAATCTTTCAAATAGATCAAAGAAAAAATTAGAAGGTGTACACCCAGATATGGTTGCAGTCGTTGAACGTGCAATTGAAATAACTAAAGTTGACTTTGGTGTTACATATGGTGTACGTACTGTTGAAGAACAAGAAAAACTCGTGGCCTCTGGAAGGTCACAAACAATGAAATCCAAACATTTAATTCAAGACAGCGGATACTCACATGCAGTTGATGTAGTTGCATACGATGGATCAAATGTTGTATGGGAACTAAACGTGTATGACGATATATGTGATGCATTTAAACAAGCTGCTGAAGAAAAAGGTGTTGCTGTAAAATGGGGAGCAGCATGGTCAGAAGGCGATATTCGTTCTTATGAAGGAACCGCAGAAGACGCCATGAATGCATACGTTGATTTAAGACGATCACAAGGTCGTCGACCATTTATCGATGGACCTCATTTCGAATTAATGTAAAATAACTGTTTACATTTACATCTCCGTTTGGTATAATATATTATGAATAAGGAGGTTTAATGTCATTTTATACTTGTGTTACTCGCTATGGTAATTCTATACTATATCGTGGCTATGATAGCTATGGTAAACGTGTGTATAGAAAAGAACAGTTTCGGCCGACATTCTATACTAAATGTCAAAAAGAAACTGGTTGGAAATCGCTAGACGGTCATAATATTGTACCGTTACCATTCGATGATATGCGATCAGCAAAGAATTGGCTAGAACAAAACGCTGAAGTTTCGGGTCGTTACATCTATGGAAACCATAACTATCTACATCAATTTATTACAGAAAAGTTTCCACGTGATATCGAATTTAAGAGAGATTTGGTTGATGTAGCCAACATCGATATTGAAACAGAATACAACGACGGCTTCCCTCGTCCTGATCGAGCTGATCAAAAAATACTATCAATCACATACAAATCTAGTAAAAGCAACACATATGTAGTGTGGGGTTATGGCGCTTATGATACAGAAAAGGCGCTCATAAAACCTGTACAATATGTAAGGTGTCGTGACGAAAAAAGCCTATTGATGAAGTTCTTAGACTTTTGGTCACATCCTGATCATTGTCCTGATATTATTACAGGTTGGAATGTAAGGTTCTTCGATATGCCTTACTTAATTAATCGTGTAACAAATGTTTTAGGTGTTGATTTCGCAAAGAAGTTTTCTCCATGGGGAATGATAGATTACAAACAGATCACACGACGTGGTAAACAAGAAGACATCTATGATATAAAAGGCATACAGGTTCTTGATTACCTCGAACTATTTCAAAAGTTTGGCTACTCATATGGTGCACAAGAATCGTATAAGCTTAATCATATTGCCTATGTAGTATTAGGTGAAAAGAAACTATCGTATGAAGAATCAGGTTCGTTGAAGAATCTCTATAAAGACGATCATCAAAAGTACATCGACTATAATATGAAAGACGTTGAGTTGATCGAACGTCTTGAAGATAAGATGGGTCTCATCACTCTTGCATTGACTATAGCATATAAAGGTGGTGTTAATTATCAAGACACATTTGGCACTACTGCCATATGGGAATCTATCATATATCGAAAGCTAATGTCACAGAAGACATTGCCTATAGTTCGAAGACCAGAAGAAGTAAAACAAAAGTTTGCTGGTGGTTATGTCAAAGAACCTCAAGTAGGTGCACATGACTGGGTAGTATCTTTTGACCTTAACTCTTTATATCCTAATATTATCGTACAATATAATATGTCGCCTGAAACGTTGATAGATCAATCTCAACCAAATGGTGTAGAATACTATCTTAGTGGTAAACGAGCAGATACTACAGAATATGCTGTAGCTGCAAATGGTTCTACATATCGTAAAGATGTCGATGGCGTCATACCTAATATCATCGTAGACTTTTATGATGAACGTGTGGCTGTAAAGAATATGATGCTAGCAGCACAGAAAAGTTACGAGAAGAATAAGACTGTTGAGCTCGAGAAAGAAATCAATCGCCATGAAAACCAACAGATGGCTATTAAGATCTTGCTTAACAGTTTATATGGTGCATTAGGTAACAAATACTTTAAATATTTTGATGTACGACTCGCCGAAGGTGTAACTCTTACAGGTCAGTTAACTATTCAATGGGCTGAAAAAGCTATGAACGTTATAATGAACGAGTTACTTAAGACAAATAAAGATTATGTTATAGCTATCGATACCGATTCTTTGTACGTAAACTTTGGACCATTAGTTAAGCAGCTTAATCCAAAAGATCCAGTAAAGTTCTTAGATAAGATATGCGAAGATCACTTTGTACCTAAACTCAAGGTATCATATGATGAACTATTTAAAACCATGAGCGCGCATAAGAATAGAATGGTTATGGCTCGTGAAGTTATAGCAGATCGTGGTATATGGACTGCAAAGAAAAGATACATACTAAACGTACATAACTCTGAAGGTGTACAATATGCA